AATTTTAAAAATGGAAAAAATTTTGGAAAAATTAACTATTTAAATAATTACGATATATTTATAGTCCCTCGTAATTATCTAAAGAAAATTAAATTTGAAGAACTATAAAAATTACACAGATCTTGTGTAATAAAGTGGGGTTAAATTTTTATTGTATAACCCGGTGGTGGGAACAACCAACGCCTGAGGAGGGTAGTTGTTTATTGGAGAAGATTGTGATACTAGAAACGTCTCACCTATTGTTGGAATGTTTCTACTGCCATAACCTATTGTCGGAGCATTGATTTGGAAACCCAACCGAGTTTCATCAGTGGCTGCAATGTACAGTTGGTATGTTATTCCTGTTTTCACAGTAGACACACCAACATCAAACAAAGCTGGTTGAGTCACTTTAAGAACTAGGGATCCCAAATCATTCATAGCGTTTATTGCATCTGTACTTGTAATATCGGCAAACAAATCTGAATTACCAACAAATTTAAAAGGCGACATATATGGAATCTCAAACTCGAGCTCACAAACCGACATTGCTATCGGCTCAGCAAATCCTGCACTATTGGACATAACCAATGACGAATTATTATTAACATAATTCGGTGCTTCTACGGAGACTGTTTGAGAAGCATAAGCAACACCTAATTGAATTGCTGAAGATGGAGGTACAAAATTTGGAGATTGAAACATTTCTTGTATAGGCAAAAACGCTGTTGATGCGGACGAGGGCACGGCATTATTACGAATCCACTGGGTCTCTCCAGCAGCTGCTGCATTATTTATGGTATATGATGGAGGAACATACCATACTTGGACTTTCGGAGTACCATTGACTAACAATTTAGCCTTTAGTCCACCTTTATAACCCAAGAAGAGACCCTTAATGATAGCTAGAGTAGAGTGATATTCGAATTCTGTGTTACCCTGCTGATTCAAACCTAGTAATGAAGCCACGGGAACCGTAAAGCACCCGTTCTCAGATGTTAACGTAGTTGAAAGAACTCTTTGTGAAGCGACGTTATAAAAACGGCGAATGTAATCTCTTACATGTTTAATGGGTCGCATATGATACGGCTCATCTCTCATCTCTTGATGAGACGAAAGGTCAACCGCTTCTTGTGAATTGACGGGAACAGGAGCTTGCGCTTCTGATTCCGCCTCCCATTCAGAGGATTTTTCAACACTATCTATGGCCAAAACAGGTACCGCAGTAGGTTTATACATACGCAAAGGATCAACAGCATAACCAAAGAAATCGAAATCTTCACCTGCACTAACATAAACATTAAACTCAATAGTTGTGGGAACTGTTCCATTAATCACAAGAGGTTGATATAAATATATATAATACATTCCATGCTCCAACGCATTAAATTGCAAGTCAGCTGAACACGGCAACACCGACAACGGTGAGCAGAAAGGCATCTTCACAGTGTGAACTTGCCCGCCTGCTGAAAACTCTAATGTTTCTGTCATCAAGTTAGCTACGCTTCCAAAAGATGGATACGAAGTCAACATGTTGACATCTGGAGAGTAATCACGTGCCACTATAAGCTTACAAAAATGGAAATTAGTCATTGAGGATTGCAAATGTATATTTATAGACCCCTTCCAGAAGCGAGACAATCTTGACAAAGTCTGCAAAAGATTTGACGATACTGTAGTAGTTTGAGGTCCTACAGCATCAGTGTACGTCATTGTTCGGTTCTCTTGAGCTGGAGATATAGGCCTAGACCATAATATCGTACCAGAAGGGTCAGATGATGTGACCTTAAAAGCACCAATCCATTGAGGTTTACTAATTATTTCAGAAACCAACATCTCATCAACGTCAGTATCAAAGAAATAATCATCAAAAACTTTCGTAAAATTGCCATAAGGATCAAGCTTCTCGAAGAAGTTTGGAGTGTCGACGAGATTGAAATTTTGACGTGACTGAACCGCAGATCTCCCATCAAGAGAGGGTATTTCTGGATTATGTAAGCCGGTGTACGCTCGTACACCTTCACGAACATAAGCAACACCATCTTTGACTAATCCTTTTGTTTTATCTAAAAGATCGCCTGCAAGCGCATTTACACCTGAAGCAAATGAATCCAAGCTCTTGGAGATAGTAGCCTTAACTCCCTCATAAAAATTTCCGATGAACCCCTCTGCCAGAAAACCTGGGAAAGGAATCCATTCGGGATCAACATGAGGAACATAAAACTCTAACTCTCTAAAAACAACATGAGCCGATACTGATACAGTATTAGAACCTGATGACGGAACACCCAAAGGGTTCAGCACCATTAGTTCTACAGAACAAAAATCGGCCCCAATGTTTGAAGGAACTATTGTCGTATCAGTGAAATCTATAGGAGCTAACTTACTATTTACATAGAAAGGAATCTCCAAAGCTACACTAGTAGATTCATTGGCGTGCAAGAAAACATGAGGAGAAGAAAGGTAGGAATTTATGCGGTTAATGTCACCTCCAAAATTATTTAGGGGTTGAGCTGAAGCAAGAAGTATACCTTGGTGCATAGGCGTTCCAGAAACTTGGAAAACCATAGATATTTTAGCACGATAGTAAACAGAAGCAGTAAACGGAATCTCCGCCAAAGCGTTAGATAACACATCACCGGGAAGTTGATAAGATAGAAGAAGAGTATGCCTTGCGGCAGTATTCGGCCAATCAACAGTATCCAACAAAAAAGGTTTATTTAAAATAACAGAGTAATCCATTTCCAACACTGGAGGAACACAATCCAATTTAGAAGTCTTATCATAACGAATAGGCAACTCTAAGGTATTGCGAGCTCGAGCATCGGAAAAGTATTTTGAAAAAGTAGAAGAAATTGTAGAAGAAGCAGTTATTATTTACATAGCCAAATGAAATAACTAAAATTTGGCTTACGTGATATTGATTTAAAACGAAAGAAAATTAAAAGGTAGCGTCAATATTAACAATTATCAAAACAAAAATGACTTATAACTCCAAAAATTTAATTTTCCAATATATACAAAATATAAAATTTAAAATAAAACACAAAATTAAAATAAAACTATGTAAAATAAAATTAAAACAAAGACTCATACATACGTATTAGAGACTCTTGATCTGTATATAAGAATCGTAAATAAGAAACAGGTAATTTCATGTACGGGTAGTTATACTTGTCTAGTCTAGCATAGAGATCCTCTAAGTGTTTGTCGTAGTCAGGATGAAGAAATAATTCTCTCTGAATATTATTTATTTTATCATCCAAAACTTGCGACATATCCTTATCACTCATGACAAAAGACAATCCAGAATATAACGTTCGTAATTCAAGGGGACACATATATCGACCCAGATCTTGATGATAAACAAATTTCCTTTTCAAGAAATCTATATCTTGCAAGCTCTGAAAGTCAAAATTTATCTCTCCTTTTGTGGAAGTAGTCAAACCCAGGCCTATAGAAGTGAAAAAGTCACGCATTGTTCGCGCTGTCAAGATGTCAAAATTATTTTTAACACCTACTACCTTATCATCTCCATAAACCAAATCTAACACGTCCTCGAAATACTGTTTCACACTTACGACCCTACCATACTTACTCATTTGTCTATAATACCACATAGCGGTATAAAATCTATTAACTAAACTATTAAAAATGGCAGTTAAAAAATGACCAGAGGGAAGAGAATGAGTTGTTAAGTAAAAATCATCTTGAACGATAACCAAACTATGTATTATTGTTTCCAGTAAAAGCTCTAAGGCTTTTGTTTCCGGTACTGTACCTTGAAACTTCTTAACGATCTCTTGGACGACGGCACGCTGCACTTGAACTAGCATGCCTCCGTCCCACTGTTTAACATCAGCCGCGAACAAATGGTAATTAGACAATTTCTTTGCTAAATTGTCCCATTCTATAAAAGGATTAACTCCCACCATTATACCATTAAATTCACGAAAAGACATCAACTTTTGTACGAGGTCGCCCAGATATTTCTTAGAAAGCACTTGCTGATGAACAGTGCCTACCCGGAAACTTCGAGGTAATCCCTCTTTTTCCACTCCTCTTAATTCATCTTTCAACGATTCCACCCAAACAAAATTCTTCCAAGGAAGAAGTTGCTGCTTTAACTGGGTTTCTATATCATTCAGTTCAATCTTAAAAAAATCTTTAAATTCTCTACGATCAAAATCGATATAATCTGCCTTATCGGGAAGACAGCCAAAACCGTTTGAAGATTTCTTATTTAGAGCGGCCAAAGAAGCATTACCAACAATAACTTCACTATCTGTTATCTTTGTGAATTCTGGTAATATAGCTCGCATTGTGTCAATTGCAAATTGCATCTCTTTCTCATCTACACAGACTAGAGGAGAGAAAGATTTCTTAGCAACATCTTTCACAGTGCATCTGCCATATTTACTTAACTGAGCAGGAAAACGAGATACCGGATATATCCCGTAGAGAGGCGTAGTAACTAGTTTTGAACAAGATGGAACACTAGCTTGAATTTTTCGAAATTCTTCTTCTGACATTCCTAATTCCTCATCAATTCCTAACTTCATAACGCTTGAGTTTGAATCCTTATATTGAACTATTGCAAAAGGGATTTGAGTAGCAGGCGCTGACAAAACCTGGGCGATACGCTCACGCGTAACCGCATTCCAAATCTTACCAACTCCGACTCCTGTTCCAGCATTACCAGCCACATGCATACCAACAAAACCACAATCTTGTTGGAACACAAGGGACCCACAAAGTCCTTTACCTCTAGTGTCATAGAATAAATCAGTGGCACCAAAGGTATTAGACCAAGTATAAGTTCTATAAGAATTTGGCTGCGCAGGTCTAGCATTTAAGCCAACCAACGAAGCCACTCCAGTATTATTAATTAGAAATGATGGGGATTCAGAATCCAAATCCTTTCTAAACCATTTAGAACGATCTTTGAAAGGTGAAGGGAATGTTCGCGGAAGTTGCAATATAGCAACATCGTCTTTTTCATCATGGTATGCCAATTTCACACACTCATGATCTATTATTCTTTTATTCTGAGACATGTCAGAATATACTACCACTCTATAATTTTCCTGAAGAGAACTATTAGTTGTTAAACAATGAAAAGGGACCAACAAACTTCGGCCCGAAGCAAAACATTTGACCGTAGAAGGTCCTAAAGTAGAAAAAACTGTTATATCAAAAAAAGATGAAAAAACACTAGAAACAGAAGTGTTAAATTTAAAAGGAGACTGAAAACTCTCACAAGAAAAAGACAAATTTTTAAAATTTAAAGAAGATGGGTTTTCAGTCATACAAAAATTACAAACTTGGGCCAGATGTTCTCTTGGAACTCCGGCAAAATCTACAGCATTTAAAAAATTATTAAAAGTTTGTACAATTCGTTCCTCAGGAGTAGGAACTTTCAAAAAATATAAACATATAAAACCAGCTAGGACAAAACACCCTAGCATTAAAAATAAAGAATTATCTAAAACAAAATCACTAAAAGAATTTGAAAAATTTGATAAAATTGAAATAAAATATTCAAAACTGTCACAAATAAACACATTAACTGTGCTAACAAACCAAGCTGCACCGATTATACACTTGAACATCGAAGGAACTTCAATGTCCAGCATACCTTCAGCATTGAAGCCCAGATGGCTATCATTATTATTACTAGCAAATCGCATATCAACTTTCTCCGTATTCACGTCATAACTAACTTTAACATTAGCTTCAGACGGAGTATTAAAGAGAAATTGGTCTGTGGTATCAGCGTAATGAACAGAATATTCATCAACTAAATCCGACACCATTTCTAACTCACTGTTAGAAAGTTCGCCTTCTTCGGCGAAACCAGCCTTTACGCGACCAAAAGCTTTAACAATAGCAACCATCCAAGCAACAACACTCCCTCTAGGGGTGTCATCCTTTACAACAAGAGTTGAAGGTATTTTCTCAAAAACATTTGTATTAAAATGCTTAGGAAATCCTACCAACCACTCTCGCTGTAAAACATCATAATGTTTAAATGTTATAACTCCCTGAAGAAAGGTAGATCCGGCTTTGACTTTTGTCAAATCAAAAACGTACCCCCTCCTATACAAAGCAGTTACATCACTTATACAATCTTGCTTAGTTACGTCACACAACGTCATAAATTTATTTGTGGTCAAAATTATATTAGTACTAGAAAAATATTTAGTATCTTTAAGCTCAGCTTGAGCGCAATCTAAGGGCATTTTAACACAAGAAACCATATTTATTATGGTTCTCCACTGAGACAATCCTTGCGCTCCAACATCATCCATAAAGAAGATAGGTTCATCATTATAATTATCATACCAATCTTTGCCGTCTGTAACGGCTTTGACTATATGAGCATAAACTCTCTCACCAAGAGCTTGACAGAGTAAATTTGACAAGACAGACTTCCTACAACCAGGAGGTCCTTCTAAAATAAAACAATTCGGTTCTACTCTATTCACCTTGTCAGAATTTATAACTATTTTGACTAACCTATCCCATTTACTTATAATATTGGCAATAGTTTGGGACTTTTTGCCCCAATCTGGGATTGACATATCTTTAGCATACTTAATCTGAAGAGTTTTCACCTTTTCTTTAAAAGTATACTCTAAAATGATCTTTTTATTTGCGCTCCAAGCTTCACATAAAGCGTTAATTTCATATAAAATTAAATGAGAACTAGAAATTTTTAAAAAATTTAAAAGAGAGACCAAACCAGTCTTAAAACATTCTGGGGCCTTCACTTTATCCAAAATTGAGAAAATAAAATCAAATAAATGAGAAATTAATTGATAAAAAAGATTAACGTCGTCTCCAATTTTAACATTAGAAACCAAAGTCAATCGCTTTAAAAAAGAGAAAAATTCCGCAGGCAACAAATAAGAAACACCCGCTAAAACCAAAGCATCTAAGCTTTCAGCTTCAAAAGTTAAATTAAAACATTCATATAAAGACAAAAAATCTAAAACTATAGAGATAATATTTGATACTGAAAAATCGCTAGAAAGATTATAAGCTGATCGAACAAGTTGTATCAAGGGAAAAATAAACTTACGTATATTATTCATACCATGCGCAGCACGCCCCGCTACGGGCAAGATGCGCATTAATATCCTGAAACCTGCCAACACATCAGTGACAGTATCCAGACCCTCAGCTACAAATTCTTTGACCAAATCATACGCCAACTTACGATTTTGACAATCAAAAAGGCGAATTTTTGAGCTACCCACTTGCAAAACTGGTTGCTTAACTTTCTTAAACAACTTATGGGATACTTGAGTTAAAACTTGAGTCTTATAATAAAAAAAATAATAAGAAAAATTTTGAGATTGAGACATTCAGAGCGTTTTCCGTGTTCTGCCATTAAGGGTTTACCTGACGACCTAACATTAATCGATATACGAGATAAGAGTTCATCATGCCATTACAAATAGTCTGTTACCAAATAAATTGTTCAGGAACTACTTGTAAAAGGACGAAATTTCTTAAATTACTGTATATGCCATAATAATAGATCACTTAATGTAACCAGAAACACGAGGGTTTTGAAATTTTCAACTCTTCACAGAACCCTACTGGCGAGAGGACTCATCCTCTTCACGCAGAACTGCTTTTTCCTTGGCTTCTAACACAGCGGCTAGATTAGACTATAAAATAGAATTAGCAAGGAAGAAAAGTCATCCAAATCCAGAAAAATCCATTTGTTTGCTCAAGCAAATCAGGTTGCATCTATATTCAAAGCCAACTAACGGGACCAGTAGTCCATATAATAGACAATGAATACAAATGAAAACTAAAATGCTTGAAAGGAAGTTTTACCACTCATATATATGAGGGAAAAAATTAAACCTCCTAAAAAAT